CTTGTGTGCGTACTCACAAATGTACCCGAGTAAAAACTTTTCTGCGAGCTCTGTGTTGTGTTTGATTTTATGCACAAGCCGTGGAAATTCTTCCGGATGGTTTGCCATGTTTTCTTTGGCGAAACTTGGATGCCCTAATGCTGTATGGAAAACAGGAATCCTTCTTCTGATAAACTGGTCTTCAAGCCACTTACTCTGGCGTATTGTTTTGATGGTAACTTTTTCACCGATGTCCTTGCCAAGTTGGTTGAGTTTTACCTCACAATCTGCTAGTATTGCCGCCGCCAGTTTTCTGGCTCTATCTGTATTAACCTTCACGCCACGCTGTTTCATTGTTAATGTGATTGGTAGTAAGCTACGTTCAATTTGATAAGATTCATCCAAATGTTCAGCGGTTAACAGCGGGCGCAATTTCTGAGCTAGGAGTAATGTGCTCATAGCATCTTGTTCTGCATACGGTCCAACGTACTTAGCCGGGAGTTGCCACAGGTTTTCTTTTCCTTTGGCAGCGTACTGGACACCTGCTTCAGTTAGTACTGTTTCATCTTTACCTGGAAGCTTCTGCCATCTACATAAATTGTCTAGGGAAAATGAAAACAGGTTTTCATTCACCATAGCGGCCATAGCCGCTGTGTCATCTAGTAAGAGTGGAGGTGGGAGTGGAAATGGTGAACCAAATACAGCTTCAATCCATCCCCAGTCATATTGGAAATTATGAAATATGAATCGAGTATGGTTTTGGTTTGCCAGATGTCTAAGCCAGTTCCGAACTTTGTTGAAATCGAAGTTGTTTGTTTCAGGATGGCGTAGTGGAATATAAGTGGCGTTGTTCCGCCATGCAACAGATATACCGCAGATGTAACCTTCCTTGGGGTTGGCTCGCTCATAACGGTTGAATCCTGGACCCATGTCATCAGCTAATAATGGATCACGAGTTTCAGTATCAATTGCAACTTCAGTTTCCTGGCTTAAATCTGGTAATCCTTCGGACGGAGTCCACAAACTTTCTGGTGGAAATAGAGGAAGCTGACCTGGAAACGGCTTGCCTTTACCCATTGCCCTAGCACCCTAGCTTAGATAGCCTCGCCCTGCCCTAAAAACCTATCGCCCGTGCGTTTTGAATGGGGTGCCGCTACACGGCACCGGGCAGGCGGTCCAGCGCACCACGGGCCATTTATGGGGCTTGATTTGCCTTTGGTTCGTCATGTGACCAGAGTCCATTTAGAAGATAGAACTCTTCTGCTTCCACTTTACCTGTTCCCACGCAGGAGTTACATCTTTCTTTCCACACTGGTGATCCTTGCATATCGTCATGAATTACCTCTATGTATTTTTTCCCATGGCAGCAGGGACATTCAACGTCACGCATCTGGTATTTCCATCCTTGCGTGTTGCCCACCGTCCTCTGGACTACCCGGCACGTTGATTTCTTCGATGCGTTTAACTTCTTCCATCGCGGTAGCAATAATTTTCATAAGAATATTCCGTGCACTTCTTAGTGCTTTTTCATTTATGTATGTGCACAGAATGAAAATATATTGGTATTCCATATGTGTCAAAGCATTTGCTTCCACGAAGCGCTCAACTTCAAGGTCTGCGTGCATTTGATCATAATTTCTTTTGACGTCGTAGGTGGCGACTTCCATTAGTTTATCGAGGTAATGCAATGCTTTCTGTAGATCCTGAATACCAAGCTTCTTGCGCCACCTGGATACATGCTTGGTCGTGCATCCTTCGAGGTACCCCAACGGGATCTTGACACATAGATCCCAATGCTCATAAGTGGTTTTGTAGTGGCGACCACCAATTTGACTTTCATTGGCTGACATTGGTTTTCTCCTCCCGTAGATGTTTCATATCCCAATCTTTAGGATCCCACCATTCCTTATTAATCATTCCTGACGTTATTCTAAACCGACTCTGTTTAAAGAATACCTCTAACCTCTTTATAACATATTCAACGAGCCGAACGCAAGGCTTTTGTTCGTAGACTGCACGCAGACATCTATTAGCCACAATCAAGCCGTGGCTGTTACCGAGACACACTTGATCCAAACCAAATTCAGCCATTTCCACCAACTCAATTTGTTTGAATAGAATTTTATCTTGATCGTTTAAAAGAACTTGTTTGAATGAGTCCCAAAAATAAAGCTGGCGCAACTGTGACTTCTGTTCTATTATATCCATCTGCTCCTTTAATTGTGGGTTGTCGTGTTTAACCGGGAATGGAGCGTCACCCACTTCGGTTTCGCCTATGTCATGGAACGTAATATGGCGAACCATAGATGGGTCTATTTCGTTTGCAACGGCCAAATAGATTCGCATGAGATGCCAACTGTGCTCAGCAATTGTTTGCTGGCCCAGGATAGGCCACGTGTGATAGCGAAGAATTTGACCGCTTAATCGTGCATCAAGCCGTACTAAGTTGTCTTCTGATTCGTTCATCGTGCCTCCTATCTAACCATTGCCTCCCCGCATTACGCCAGTCTTCTGCTATAACTGCTTCTACAGCTTTGTAGGCTCCTTGTTTATCTTTATTCTTATAATACTCGTGAGCTGCGGCCATCGGCAGCACAACTTCACGTAGAAATCCGTTCGTAATATTGCCGTCATAGACTTCTTTATTCTCGTGTATGCCATCGATCCATATCATGATTTCTTGTAATTCTAAATCAAATGTTAATGGATACGTTATTAATGGTTGTGTCTTTTCATAAACCCAACTATCCCTTAAAAAATCTGGAAAATCACCCTCCTCAAAATTTGTACGCTTCTGCATCATATTAATGTGTTCTTCATACAGATGTAGGTTAGTAGATATCTGATGGTAGTACCCTAGCTCTAACTCTAACCGACCGGCAATGTACTCCTGGAGTATTGGAAAATGGACAGCATTCGCCCCACAGCATCCCCATATAAGATCGTTTGACCGGTTAAACACTGTCATATCTAACTTATTACCGACGATACGGAAAGCGGCAGAAAGATTGCATGGTTTCGCTGAATAGGATAGTAGCTCACGTGTCTCACCGGCTCCCCACATTTGGAGTACGCATTGCCGGGATGTAGGCTCTTTCCGTAACTGTGCAACAATCTCATCCAGTTGGTCGAACCGTAGTCCATGACGCCATCGGTACCCGTAGGCGTCCATGATGATACCATTGTTACCGAAGCGTTTGCTGAAGTCTTTAACATAGTGATCAAGGAAAGCACCATCCTGCCTACCGGCAAGCATCCACATTGCTTCTATCAAATGGAAAAATGGATTAGCATCCCTTACCCTGTTAAGAAGAACGTGTTGCTTTGGATTACGATACCAGATCGTAACAGGTTCCGGTGCAGCGAAGACCGGGCCTTGTCTGGTTTGCTCACGCAAGCCATAATGTAGAAGATACTCTACTGCCCGAGGCAGTGCATCACGGACATTCTCAGCTTCGATTACGTGCATTTTGACCATCCGTCAGTGCTTTTTGCCACTGGATAATTGTTTCAAGACGATTGGTGGATACTTTCTTTTCACCCCTTGATCCTCTGCGCTCATTGTACCGACGAGCGACTATGCTCACATAGTTTGGAAACAAACTCACGAGCCTTTCAGCCTCCAAGTTGGACATCTGTACTGTCCTATATGTACTACAACCTCCTGGTGCATCAAATTCGCGTTGATCGACTACAGTTTCAGTCCATACGGCATTAGGATAACCCTTCAATAGTAATTGGAGAGTAACACACATATCTTCCCGCAAATCAACTAAGTCCCACTTACATTCCTTGGCCACAATTGGGAGATAATATCCCAACGTACAGACCTGCTTGCCGGGGGATTTCCAACCAACTTCCTCCAAGGTGTTGTTTCCTTGACGTTGGCCGAAGCCAACGTGCGGAAAATCTTGCCCTAATTTATCTTCCATCCTTTGGAACTCTTGTAGTAGTTCCTCACCTTTTATCTCCTTCAAATGCCAATCGCTATCACTTATGCGTGTGGCAAACCGAAGATCATCATCAAGCATTATAATCTTATTGTAACCTTCGCCAAACCATTTGTTTATGATCCACTCACGTTTCTGCGCAATTTTCCAATTATCGTCTTGTTGTACAATGACATTGTAGTCATCACGCATACTTCTTAAATGTGCATAGTCTTTTTGAGGACACACTAAAGTTGTGCGGCTCATCAGTTCTTTGGGCAAACACTGAACAGTGAGTTGCTTATCCTTGCGACCGCGTGTTGGGATGATAATTTGGAGTTGATCAG